TTTGATGAAACCATTGAGTCGGTCGGCAAAGCCGTGACTTATGGCATCATGAGCAAAAAGACGGCTGTTGATCAGTTGTACGGAGACAGTTGGACAGACGCTCAAAAGGCCGAAGAGGTCAAGCTGCTTGAAGCAGATGGCAGTATGGGCGTGGATGAACCGACGGTCCGCAATCCAGATGACCAGCCGAACACGGACCCGCCTGCTGGTGATGAATAATGGCTCGCGATCCCTACGATATCCGAGAGATATTTGACAATATGACTCTTGGGTTAATCAGCAGCCTAAAGCGCAACCTTAGCCGTCATCAGGACGAGGAATTGGGCGAGGGTTTCCGCTGGGAGCAATGGCAATCTGCAAAGCTCAGGGCGTTAGCATCCTACCAAAAGACAAACCGTAGCTTAATCCGGGCTGCAATCAAGGATGCCGAGGAATTAACGGGTGTTGTCGTCAAGCAAAGCTATGATGTCGGCATTAAGGCGCAGGAGTCATGGTGGAGCCGCCTATGGAATAGAATACTAAAACCCTTCGGGCTGCAACGGAAAGAAGTTGACGGCCGTTTAATTGTGCCTGAGAACATCAAACCGCTGATGCCGGAACCGGTGCAGAAATACATGGACATGGCTCCCCCTGCACGCGAAGAGGACTTTTTCGGCCTGAACGAAAAGAAGCTTGATGCTTTACGTGAGGGGATACAAAAGGACTTACGTAATACGGCGGGCCCGATCTATCGCAAGATGGATGATGTCTATCGTCAGGTGATCTACAGGACGAGCCATTATGTCACAGCCGGAGCCAAAACGATTGACCAAGCCGTTGATATGGCGACAAAGGAGTTTTTAAGCAAGGGCATTGATTGCATCGTCTATTCCGACGGAAGGCGCGTCAACATTTCCTCTTATGCTGAGATGGCCTTGCGTACCGTCAGCCAGCGGGCAACATTTTTGGCCGAGGGGCGCAAGCGCGATGAATGGGGCGTCTATACTGTTGTCATGAGCGCGCACGATAACTGCTCGCCGTGGTGCATTCCCTATCAAGGCACCGTTATGATTGACGATGTTTATACATCCATAAGCAGGGAGCAAGCGGCGGCACTGTCTAAGGACATTGGCTACCCGCTATTATCTCAAGCTATGGCAGAGGGCGCTTTCCATCCTAACTGCCGCCATACATTGGCGACGTTCTTCCCTGGCATAAGCCGTGTTCCCACACTGCCTGACGAGGAAAAGGCCGAGCGCAACTATGACGCAGAGCAGAAGCAACGCTACCTGGAACGCAATATACGGATGTACAAGCGGTTGGAGGCCGGGAGCCTTGACAAGTCCAACCAAGATCGCCACGGCGCCAAGGTGGACGAGTGGCAAGACAGGTTACGCCAATTGCTGGCTGATAATGACGATTTGCGTAGGGACCGAAGGCGGGAGCAACTTAACGACTATCCAACTCCGACGAAAAAAGGTACAATAAAATCAAATGTGCCGAGCGGTGCAATAAAGGACCCGAAGCGGCAAGAAAAACACGCCGAAACGTTCTACGGTCATGTGCGTAAGCGTAAGGATGATGTTCTTAAGATAGCAACGAATACGGGATGGAAAGAAAGCGCCATTCGTGAAATAAAGGATCATGTTTTTATAAAGGAGCATTTACTGCAGGGTAAAATGCAACGATTTTATCCGGATTATGATCAAGCACAAGCGTGGCAACGGCTTATTGAAGGGAAACATACCGAAACGGATCTTGTTTTTCTGCGTCATGAGTATGTCGAGCTGACGCAAATGAGGATTCACGGTTATAATTACGAGCAAGCACATGCTATTGCAAACAAAATGCACAACTGGCAAAAGCTCATTGAGGAGGAATGACATTGTGGTGGAAACTTAATAAGTTGAGGGATGATGCCACGCATATTGTCTATGCTTATAGTCGTGAGCATGATCAGTTGGACGGTGAAATTGAGTTTAACAAGAATGACCAAACATTCCGTTGTTTAAAGTTAGCCAGCGGGGATACAGAACGGGGCGTTGAACGGTTTTACCCGCATCTCTGGCGTACGATTGATAAAGAAGGCGCACCTGACAAACATTTTATAGCAATTGGATGAAGCACTCACGCATTGGCGAGGGTGCTTTTTTCGTGGGCTCCGGTTGAGACTGCCGGGGCCTTTAATTTTGCTCATTGGCCGGAGCATAGCGGCCTACTCCCATAGCTGGAGAGCAGCTATAAAAATCTATGGAGCGTGATTATATATGGATTGGTTGAAGGCACTTTTAAAGGCGCAAGGGCTGGATGACGCAGCAATAGAAAAGATTGTTGCTGACGCGGGCAAGGAACTGCCCAAGCACTACATGCCAAAGGACAAATACAACGAGGCGGTAGAGGCGAGGAAGCAGGCCGAAAAGGATGTTGCTGACCGCGATACGCAAATAGCGGAGCTTGGCAAAACGGCTGGATTGTCCGAGGAATTGAAAAAACAAATTGATACGCTGCAGGCCGAAAACAAAACGGCTAAGGACAAATACGAAGCCGATCTTAAGGAACTGCAGCTATCGAACGCCATTAAGGCGGCGCTCGCCGGCAAGGTGCATGACGAGGGATTGGCAGCCGGGCTGGTTGACAAGACGAAGCTTGTTTTGGATGGCGACAAGGTTGTTGGTCTGGATGAACAAGTGACGGCTATCAAAACGTCCCATGCGTTCCTGTTTAAACCTGAATCTCCGGCACCAGGCAATCCCTCAGGCTTTAAAATTGGGGGCGGTGGCAATCCAAACCCGCCAGCAGAAGGTGCAACACTGAAAGATGCGCTTACAGCACATTTCCAAGCAACACAAAAATAAATACGAGGTGATATGCAATGGCAGTAACATTAGCTGAGGCAAAGAAAAACGTGCAAGACGCTCTGACATTGGGCGTAATTGATGAGTTCCGAAAAAACAACTTCCTGTTGCAGAACCTGACTTTTGACGACGCGGTTTCTCCAACGGGTGGGGGTGCCACGCTGACATACGGCTATACACGCTTGATTACGCAGCCGACAGCCGCGTTCCGGGCAGTAAATGCCGAATACACGCCGCAAGAGGTTGGCAAACAGCGCTACACGGTTGACCTTAAAGTGTTCGGCGGCACGTTCCAGATTGACCGTATTATCGCGGGCATGGGCGGCATTGTGTCCGAGGTACAACTGCAACTGGAGCAAAAAGTCAAAGCAGCTCAGGCGCTGTTTAACGATACTGTAATCAATGGCGATTCTGCAGTTGATGCTCTGTCGTTTGATGGTCTGGATAAAGCGTTGACCGGTTCCAGCACGGAGTACATTCCGGGAGCCGCAATTGACCTTTCCACTTCTGCGGCGGTCGATACGAATTACAAAGTGTTCCTTGACCAATTGGATGAATTCCTTATGGGGCTTGACGGAACGCCGTCCGCATTGATGGGCAATCTCAAGCTTATTGCCAAGATCCGCGCATGTGCCCGTCGTGCTGGTGCGCACACAATCACGCGTGACGAGTTCGGCGCGAACGTTGAAAGCTACAACGGCATTCCGCTGATTGATTTGGGGGCAAAGTCCGGTAGCAACGTACCGGTTGTACCTATCGCTGGTGCGGGGGCTACGGCAGGCGAGACAAGCCTTTATGTACCGCGCCTTGGCTTGGATGGTTTCCACGGAGTGAGTATGGCGGGTCAACCGCCTGTGCGGACTTGGTTGCCTGACTACTCCACAAGCGGCGCCGTTAAAACGGGTGAAGTGGAAATGGTCGCTACAGTTGCGCTTAAGGCTACTAAAGCTGCCGGCGTAATGCGCAAAATCAAGGTGCAATAATATGTCACAGTACAAGGACGATCTTGCTAACGGGTATGCCAATGGTTATTACGTTGGTAAGCCAGTAGGAGAGCGGACGCCTGATGCGCTTGACCCCGATGGGGATGGCTTGGCTAATGTCCGCTCTTTTGTCCATGTCGGTACGGTTATCCAGGATGCTGCACAGCCTGGCTATCCAGAGCCAATTGAGGATGAGGACGAGGAGGAAGAAGGCAATGGCTAAAGTAATTGCGCCTAATGACCAATACACTGGTCTTTCTGCCACTGTCATGTTTGTTAATGGTGTTGGCGAGACGGACAACGAACATCTGCTGCAATGGTTTGAAGACAAGGGCTACACGGTGGAGCGATTGGACGAGCAGGCAGAAGCAGAAAAAGCCGCAGAACAGGCGCGTAAAGATGCCGAAAAGCGTCTGAAAGCTTTGCGCAAGAAGGCAACTGACCTGGGCATCGAAGGCGCTGTGGATAAAGACGCAGAAACGCTTGAGGCTGAAATTGCTGCAGTAGGGAAGTGATCATATGGCATACGCCACGGAACAGGATTACGAGCAATACGGTAGCGGCGTGATACCGGCCGACAAGCTGGAGCAGGTATTGGACCGGGCTTCCGACGAGGTGGACATTCTGACGTTTAGTCGGATCATCGGCCGCGGGTTCGGGAGCCTGACACCGTTCCAGCAACAGCGCGTTATTAAAGCGGTTTGCCAGCATGCGGACTTTAGTTACCAATATGGCGACTATTTAAACATGCCGCTATCCGGTTACGGGGCTGGCAGCATCAGCATGAGCTTTAAGGCAGAGCAAGGCGCGGGCGGCATACAAACATCGTCCAGCGTCCTTAATCTGCTTAAGGCTACTGGCCTGACGGATCGGAGGTTATGCTAATGCGCTTTCCGTTCCCGCGCTGGAATCAGGTTACACCGGTGCAAGTCTATCAAACGGAGTTGTCAGAGGATGGCGAACCGATAGAAATACTGCTCTATGACGGCAAATGCTTTTATGACGAAAAGAGCCGGCAGATCATGACCGCCGAGCGGCAATTGGTGCTGCTGTCCGGACTGATCATTATTGAGGGAGATATCGCGCCAGACCATCCGTCATTTGAGGGGTACGTGATTGTAATCGGCGAGCGCAAGCTAATCTACGGCGTCCAGCGCCCACGCAACCCTGACGGCTCTGTATTTAGCACGGAGCTGCAGCTATCATGAAGGTGAATGCTAAGGTCACTATCAACACAAAGGCGCTGCAGCAGTTGGAAGCGATCAAACAGCAGGCGCTTGAAATGACTACGGAGGCAGTTAAGACGGATATCGTTACATCTGCCGTCGTGCCAAAGCAAACAGGCGAGTTGGAGCGTAGCGCCTTTGTGGAGATTAAGCCCGGCAAGGGCCGCATCATATTTGACACGCCTTACGCCCGGCGCCTGTATTGGCATCCTGAGTACAATTTCAGGCAGGACAAAAACGCTAACGCAGGCGGCAAGTGGATGGAGTCTTATCACGCAGGGGATAAGCGCGTATGGGTTAATAAGACGTTTGCCACTTTTGTAAAGCAGCTCAGCAAGGGGCTGATTAAATGATTACGCTTGGAGAGTTTCGGGACTGGCTTAAGACGCAGGTCAACAGCTCGAAATGGTACAGCGGCAAGATAGATGCAAAGCAGGAGCAATGCATTGGCCTATACAATACCACAGGAGCCCCGCAGCGTCTCGCCATAGGTGGCGTGGCTAATACAGGCTATATGATCAAAGCGGTATCCATCCTGGTCCATTGGGGCCGAAATGCTGATACAGCAGAACGCAAGGCGCAGGAGGTTTATGCTGCGCTATTTGGCGTGTCCAACGTTCAAGTTGGCGGGCGACGCGTGGTTATGTTTAATCTCCCTCAGCCGCAGCCTATCAGTGTTGGCACTGACGGCGAGGGCATTTATGAATACGTCATTGAGGTACACATTTATCATGAAAGGTA